ATAAAGGGTGGTGATACCACACTACCTCAGTTTAAACGTGAAGATATTTTTATTCAGTTGCTTGAAGGATTGCATAAATCTGAAGCTCAATTGTTAATTGATGCTAAAGATAAAAAACTACACCAAGTGTATAAAGGACTATCAGAAAATGTAGTCAAAGAAGCGTTCGATTGGAACGATGAATTTCAAAGGAATAACTGAATGAAAGAAAACTACGATCACTGTTTGGAGATGATTCTACACCACGAAGGCGGTTATGTGAATCATCCTAAAGACCCTGGCGGCGAAACTAATCTCGGCGTTACTAAAAGGGTGTGGGAAGAGCATGGTGGCGAGAAAGACATGAAAGACTTAACGGTTGAAGATGTCGCCCCCATCTACAAGAAATCATATTGGGATAGAGTGAAGGGTGACAATCTGCCATCTGGACTTGACCTTTGTGTTTTTGATTTTGGTGTGAATGCTGGCACAGGTAGGGCAGCGAAATATTTACAAAGAATGATTGGTACTACTGTTGATGGCGGTATTGGGCCCAACACTCTTAAAGCGCTTGAAGCATATGTACAAGTTGAAGGACTTGCTGCAACCATTGATACATATCAAGCGAATCGCCAAGAGTACTATGAGAAACTATCAACCTTTGAAACATTCGGAAGAGGATGGACTCGTAGAGTTAAAGAAACTACAGAAGCTGCACATAAACTTCTGTAAATCTCTTGACTTTGTAGTAACTTAGTGTTACTATAAGAACATGGTAGGAATAACGACTTCACTCTCTCAACTCTCTCTCATGACCTAGTTGTTCCTACCATACCTAAGCGGGTGTCGTATAATGGCATTACCTTAGATTTCCAATCTAATGACAGGGGTTCGATTCCCTTCACCCGCTCCAAATTATTTCATAAACCCTTGATTCTTCAAGGGTTTTTTTTGTAAAAAAGTGCTTGACTTGTTGTTATAACAATGGTATGATCTATATGTAAGTTGAGAAAAGGGTGTTCTATGAACTATATTGAAGTTACTGGTGGAAACAAGTTTCAGCGAGAGATTGCTGAGAAAGTTGTCTATGAGATGATTTCTGCATTGATGCCTCGTGTTCGTACTTTGGATATCAATATTGAAATCAAGAAGTTTACTGGTGATACAGTAGGCTGGTGTTTAATGGGTGATACCCATAAAGAGTTTGAAATTGAGGTAAGTAAAGACCTTTCTTTGAAAGATTTTGTAACTACCATTTGTCACGAGATGGTTCATGTCAAACAGTACTATCGTAAAGAGATGGATGGTGAATCTATGCGTTGGAAGAAAAAAGTTCTTCCAGAAAACACCAACTACTATGAATTGCCTTGGGAAAAAGAGGCCTATCGGATGCAAGATAAACTGGCACAGTTAGTGTGGGATGCAGATGTTCTCTGAAGAAATAAGAAACAGAATAAAACTGTCAGTTGCTGCTTATGCTTATGAGTATCTAGGTGATAGTATTATGTCAGACCATGAGTTTGATGAGTTGAGTTTACAGATAAACCCCAATGAAGAAACTGGTAATAAAAAAATGGATAAGTTCTTCAAAAAACATTTTGCCCCCCATACAGGCATGTGGATTAGAAACCATCCAGAAATTAAAAGACTAGATGAACTGTATAACAAATATTACAAAAAGTCTTGACAACTAGCGAATCATTTGTTATAATAACTATGTAAGATGAGAAAAGAGGTTATATTATGAAAGTTGCAGTTATTCACACAGCGTTTGAAGATTCACCACGCACTGTTGCGTTTGTGGAAGTTGGTGAACGAATCGGTACAGAAGCTCTAGAGTATGCGTATCGTTGGACACAAAACATATTTGATAGTTGGTCACTGAAGATGCCTGAAGATGGTAATGATGATGTTACTGTTATGGGTGATATCTCTAGTGGATACGGTTTGAGGTCTACTTCAGTTGGTGATCAAATATTGGTTGGTACTGAAAAATATGTAGTCGCTCCAATGGGATTTAAAACACTTGATGGAGAACCAGTATGAGTAATCTAGTAAACGAACAAGTCAAAGAAGCTATTCTTGATGAAGTAGAATCAATGACTATCAGTCAATTTCAAAATGCAGTAGATGCTGCTGGTGTTTCTGGAAACACTATCGTTGATGAGATGGTAGAAAATTTGGTTGAGTATCTTTTTGAACAAAGGAGTGTGTAATGGGTAAAGTGAAAAGTATGATGATGGATGTAGAAGATTTTGTTTATGACTTCTACGATTCATATGGAAATCTTACAGAGACACCAAAGTTTATTGTTGATAAGGCTATTGATAAGTTTGGTTGGTCTTTTGGTTCCTACGCCAGTGAGGTTTTGCAAAACGCATCTGAAGAGATGGGTGGACAGTGGGATTGGAATAAATCAGTTTCACAGAATTTAGTTGGTTTTGAACTGAATGATGAAATTCCTTACTAGTATATTGGTTGTTGGATTTTTGAGTGGATGCAGTGCAATAGAAACTTCCACTCAAATCTATCAGATGTGTAAGTATCAAGATAGATGCCCTGTAGAGGTGATTGGAGAGTGGTTAAATGGTAAATAAAGTTATTGGAACAGTGTTAATGATTACAGCTGCTGGTTGTCATCCAGTGTTTGCTGATGCACCTTGTAGTTATGATAAAACAGTAGAAACTAATTGGACTCAACAAATCGAAAAGACTTCTAATTTAGACAAGAAGGTTTTTCCATATGTTGATGACACTCGTAAATGTATTATGACAATGGATGTTACCATTGGTGGACAGACTTACCCCACTGAGGGTTCTTATGTATTTGGGCCTGACATGAGTGAGAACAATGCCTGTGAACAGGCCTCAATCAATGCCAAGAAGTCTGTTATTAGTAAAGTATCACCAGAGATACTTACTGCAAAGACAGAGATGAACTGTTCAACTAAAGAGACTATGCCTGTGGTGGTTGCATCCCCACAACCAAATTCAAAGATAGAAAATCGTGAAGTGATTATCCAAGAAGGCATTCCAGTTGTAACAGAGAGAATTATTTCTAGAAAAGTTATTGACAATACACACAATAACAGTGTATTATATATCCCTAGACAACACAGTACCTTTGGTGTTGGTGGTGTAACGATTGGTTTTGGTAATGGAAAACAGTCTGGTAGTTGTTACGCTAATTGGAAAACTGGTGGAACGGACTGCTATTAATGATGAAGATTTTGATAGGTATTGTATTGGGTATTGTTATAATAACATACTACCCACAAATAGGTTCCGTCTTAACAGATATTTTTGTTGAGTCTGGAATGCGTGATGATCTAATTAATATGTTGAAAGGGATTAGATAATGGTGAATAAAATCATGTTACTTGGAGCTGTGGCACTTCTTGGTGCTTGCAGCTCCAATAAAACGGTGGAGACAATGACTAATGTTCCACCAAACTCAATTGTAGACACTGAAACTTATGTCTATAAAGCAAAGGTAGTTGAAGAACAAATCGAAATTATTCCAGATTGGTTCAAGAAAATGCCAGATAGCGACACTGCAATCTATTCCACAGGAACAGCAGCAACTTCTGATTTACAGTTGTCTATTGATCTTGCGGTATTGAATGCAAAGACAACACTTGCTGACCGTATCAATGGTCGTGTTCGTTCTCAGACCAAATCGTTTGTTGCAAAGATTGGTAATGAAGAGATTGGTAGTTCAGTCCTATCAGAAGTTGAGAAGGCAACAAAGAACATCATTGCAGATGTAGATGTTGCTGGATACAAAGTTTCTGAAACTGAGATTGTATCAAACGGGCCTAAGTATCGTGCCTATGTTCTGTTGGAATACTCTGACAAGGAAGCAAACAAAATCATTATGAATCGTTTGCGTAAGGATAGAATGCTCTTGTCAAAAATCAAATCCACAAAAGCGTGGGAAGAACTGGATAATTCTGTAAACGAACAACATCAAAACGATGCTATCGAATCTGAAAACAATATGAAGGTACTTACTCAATGACAACATTTGAAACACTGTTAATGTCTTTCCTTACTATCTCATCACCATCTTATACTGATGTGACACAAGGAGAATTGGATCAAATTCAGCGAGCAGAATCACAATGCCTTGCTGAGAATGTATACCATGAAGCAAGAAATCAACCTCTTGCTGGACAGATGGCAGTGATTTCAGTAACCATAAATCGTGTCAACGATCACAGATTTCCAGACACGATTTGTGGTGTTGTCAAAGACGGGCCTCATCGTCCTAGTTGGAAAGGAACTGGTGAGATGATTCCAATTCGTCACAAGTGCCAATTCAGTTGGTATTGTGATGGTAAGTCAGATAAGGTGAATGACAAAGAAGCCTTTAATGACATTCTTCTATTGACAGAATCCATTGTTTCTGGTAGTATAAAACTACTAGATATTACAGAGGGTGCAACACACTATCATGCAGACTATGTAATGCCTGCTTGGGCTGCAACTAAAACTAAGACGATTGAAATTGAGGATCATATTTTTTACAGGTGGGAAAGATGAACATATTTTATCTGAGTAACAACATTGATGAGTGTGTAAGAATGCACAACGATAGCCATGTTCGTAAAATGGTTATCGAATATCCACAACTATTGTCCACTGCACATCGTATCTTAGATGGTACAATGTACTATGGACTTACAAAGAATGGACGTAAGATTAAACGGTGGCGAATGGATGATCCTGTTATGGAAGCAGGCCTGATGAAGGCTTCCCATATTAACCACCCATCGAATCTGTGGGTTCGTTCTAGTAACAACAACTACACTTGGTTGTTTGAGATGTGGCAAGGGTTACTTGGAGAATATGAATATCGTTATGGTAAGGAACATGCATGTAAAGGTTATACAGAACTTCTACGTCCACTTCCTAAAAACATTCCAGTAGGATACAAGACGCAGCCAACACCAGCAATGCCTGATGATGTGAAGAACTCTTGTTCAGTTACGGCATATCGTGACTACTATATAAAATATAAACAACATCTTGCAACTTGGAAACGAAGAGAAGTTCCAGAATGGTATGGGGTGGTGTAATGGAAAAGGAACCAGAACGCTATTATGATTGGATGTTGTGGAAAATGCGCCAAGAGGATGCAAAGATGAAACAGGATGCAGGCTTAAAATTAGATCCATCTGGTAATGAATTGTATCGCAGAGAATTGGTTGCAGTATCGAATACTGTGGATACTCTGAAAAACGATATGAAAAGACTTACTGAGGATTACTACAAACTAATAAATAGAATAAAGGAATTGTCTGAGGAGAATCAAAAACTCAAAGAACAGATAAATGAATTGACAAATACACACATACCATTGAGATAATTATGCCTACATTTAAATTTAGAAATACAGAGACAGGTGAAGAGTGGGATGAATTCTTCACCTCTAATGCTGCAAAATATGAAGCACTAGAAAAAAATCCTCATGTCCAACAAGTACCAACTACATTTGGAATTGTTTCAACAACAGGAACAATTGATGGAAGAACTGATGATGGTTGGAAAGAAGTTTTATCTAAAGCTGCTGAAACACATCCAGATAGTCCACTTGCCGATAGATATGGTAAAAAGACTGCAAAACAAATTAAAACAGCAGAAGTTGTAAAAAAACATCGTTCAAGATGGAGTAAAGAATAATGGCGAAAGCAAAAGATATTAGAATTGACCAATTAGTACCAGTTACACCAGCAACCGACAATCAGAAAAGAGCATTTCAAGATTATAAGAATGGTAAGAATCTTTTTTTGTATGGTGCAGCTGGAACTGGTAAAACATTTATTACTCTTTATCTTGCTTTGCAAGAAGCACTAAAAAACGAAACAAAATACGATTGTGTTTATATTGTTCGTAGTGCAGTTCCAACTCGTGAAATTGGATTCTTGCCTGGTGATGAAGAGGACAAGACAGCACTGTTCCAAGTTCCATATCAGAACATGGTGAAGTTTATGTTTGAGCAACCTAATGAACAAGCATTTAGTTTGTTGTATGACAGATTAAAGAACCAAGGTTCATTGATGTTCCTTACAACTTCATTCTTGCGTGGTATTACACTTGACAATGCAATCATCATCGTAGATGAGGCACAAAATCTTAACTTCCATGAGTTGGATACAATCATCACTCGTGTAGGACAGGATTCAAAGATTATGTTCTGTGGAGATTTCTTCCAAAGTGATTTGCAAAAGAGCTCCGAAAGAGAAGGTATTAAACATTTTATGAGTATTCTAAGAGGAATGGATTCTTTTTCAAATATTGAATTTACACTTGGAGATATTGTTCGTTCTGGTATGGTTAAAGAGTACTTGATTAGTAAGATAAAGGTGGAAGAAAATGGGTAAGAAGAAACAAAGAGCTCATCAGGTATCAAAGGGCGAAAGAAATAGTGTTGCAAGATCAACCACAAAGGCATTGCGTAGAGAGTATATGCAAAGTAGTGCTAGAAGTCAGAATCAACTTTCTGCATTTCTAAGGGGTAAGAATGTCATGTTGACTATTCCAAACCCAAACACAAATGAAACCAACAAAAGGTTTATTCGTGTTCCAGCCCGTGAAGTGTGGAGAATGAATAGAGGCAAAAACTCTTG